CACCACCCAATGCTAATGCAGTTCCAAGGGCTGCCGCAGCAACCCTTTTACGGAGACCCTCTTGTAGTTCCTCATCCTCACAAGCACGAAGTTCACATTCCAATATAAAATGATTAAACGTTTTCATACTTTTAATACAAGATACCGATTATAAGTTATTTAGTCAAAACCAAATTTTCTTTTGATGATGTTCAGGTACGATCCTACCAAGAACAATAGTTAGCAACCCATCCTCAAATTCAACTGATCTAACTTCCGTGTCCTCTGCCAGTGTCCAAGTTCTGGTGAAAGATCTTTGAGCCATTCCTCTGTGGACATAAGTGGTTTCTGTTTCGGTATCCTCCCTTTGTCCTTCGACAAAGAGTTTTCCGTCTTGTGTGTAGACATTTACTTCTTTCTTTTTAAATCCTGCTAATGCAAGTTCTAGTCTCGATTCTACGTTGCTGACCGTAACTAGATTGAATGGTGGATAATTCTTGGTTGTTTCGTGAAGAGCAAACAACCTATCGAAGTATTCATCCATTCCAATGCTATTCCTATTTATGCGTTCCATCAACGCAGGCAGGTCCGCAGCAGTATACCGTGCAAGGTTTCCCATGATTCGTAGCTCCTTTAAAAGCGAGTTTGTGTTTTGTGGACCCCGAAGGCATCCATACTTATTTATAGAATAAAAACAAAAAAAGAGGTACGGTAATAACCGAACCTCTTTATAGGGTTTCCGACTTTTGTAGAGACCGCACGAAAGGAGTCTCAGTTTTATTTATTGACTTTCTTCTTGTGGTTTGGTTTTCTTGCCAATATTATATTTCTGCTCTAATACCCAGTCAGACTTGTCCTTATATGCAAGCACCTTAATTTGATTAAGAGGTGCAATGTCAGTAACAGAATCTTCTTTAACTACGCTAATGAGTCCCCAATCAGATAAGAGACGTGCAATGCGATTACGACGCTGTACGTCGTTCACAGTGAGGTTGGCGTGCTTCCCATCAAGGGCAAACAACTCCTTAAAGTGAACAATGAAATATCTTCCCTGCTTATGCAGAATATGACAGGATTGATAGAGTTTCTTTTCCTTGCGTGATGCAACTCCAATGCGAGTTAGAGTCTCTCTTACTTTTAAGAAATCATCAGGTTCATTGAGGAGCACCTCCACCATCTGATCTTGAGACCATTGTACTGTTGGTTCCACCGTACTCATTTCATTCCTCCAATATCAAGTCGTTGTTTAATAAAGTTAATCTGTTCGTTTGTCAGAATTTTCAGAGCCTGGGATGCCTTCTCATTACTATAACCATAGTATTGTTTGACACATTCTAAATCCTGGACTTTATCCTTTCGGATCCAAGGAGAGAACCTCTTTCGTTTCCTCAGACTATTTAGATAAAACGAATATTGCATATCTTTATCAAGAAAGTTATACATATTCATCTCATTGGCGAACAGGACACAATCAAGGTGCCCAGACAGACAACGATTAACGATATATGGAGGGTAAGAGCTAATGTTCTCATGGAGGTCCTCTTTGTTAAAGTTGATTGAGTTAAGCCAGTCCTTCAATTCCATAATTAAAAAGTAAGAGTTCTTTGCGTTCTTTTTGTTCACGCATATACTCACCAACAGAGCGCATAGTATATGTCAAATCAAACTCACCTCCATTCCATCCATCAAATCGTTCCTTAACAAGGTTGGAGGAGTTGTATGATACAAGTTGATGACCAAGGTATCTATCACAATCAGAAGCAAAGTCATCATGGTTGAATCCATTATGCATACTTCCTTTCTTTCCATAAAGATTATCTTTAATATCATATGGAGGATCTAGATATGTAAATACATCCCTACAATCAGTAAGAAGTGACTCATACGACCAGTTAGTAATCTTCCAGTTCTGAATTAATTGAGTGTATCCTGGGAGTTTTTGGATTCCTCGCATTGAGAAGTTGGAGACACTTGCTTGTCTGCTGAAGGATGAGGATTCGGTGAGACCAGAAAAAGAGCACTTATTGATAATGTAAAAGCTACTAGCGCGAAATAAATTTGATTCAGTGTAATCATTAACAATTCTCTTTGATTTTAAAAATAGTTCTCTTGCAGATTCTTCATCAGAATGTAAAGACTTTGATTCTTGCAAACTTTCATATAGAAGATTACCTTCATCCTGCAGAACCCTCCAGAAGTTATACAAGGGTTCATACAAGTCATTGACCCAAATATCCAACTTAGGATACTTTTTAGTAATATGTATCGCTACGCTACCACCACCTAAGAATGGTTCGCGGTACTCCTTATAGTCACGGAGGTCAGGAAAATAGGGATCCATCTTGGTACAAGCGCGAGACTTGCCACCAGGATAACGAAGAGGAGTTTTATACGATTTCATCACACAATCAATTTCTTAGAAGATGGAGTAACTAGTTTACTCCCAAACATTTCATTGTACTTCTTACTCACATCTTCTTGAACAGCACAAACGTAAACAATGTGCTGTTGTTTCATAATGACTTCAGGATTGTCTGGATCAATCACAGTTGCCCATTGTGCAAACCCAACACCATTAGCATTAGGAATAACTACAAGACCGTTCTTCACGGTAATAGTATCGTCATCTTGAGAGACAAGTTCAGCGATGATTTCTTCGCCAGTGACAATACGAATCAGTTTAACATCAATCATAATTAAAGGTATTTTTTGGTTGGTTCTTCTACATGGAACAGGACTCCATCAACTTTGTCAAGTAGTTGTTGCATATCACCGTGAAGAACACGGTATCCAGTGCCAACATAAAGTTGACCTAAAACAACTGCTACTGTAGCAGTTCCCCAGAAAACATAATAGAATCTGGATTTTACTTGCGCTTTAATCTTGGTTTTCATAATGTTTAATCAATCGTTCTGCTTGTTTTTTATCAATCCCACAAGGGGCATTTTTTAGACATCTAATAATAACCTCATTATCGCATATGGGAGGTTTGATTGTAAACCCCCACTTATCAACTTCACCTTCTATAGGTGCTTCACATGGGTCAAATTCGTGTGGCATTATTCAATACCTTTGGGAAAACTATCAATCTCAGTCAATTCATAATCCCAGTCTTCCATAACTGTGTTGGCAAGGAATCTATCAGAGAGCATTTCAAGTTCCTTCTCAGCATACTCTCTAGTCTCTGCTTCCAACCAAACATCAACTACCTTACCCAATCTAAGTTTCTTGATATCCAACTCGGACAATCTCTTACAGGCATCTCTCACAGCATTACCAGGAGAGTCATCAACCTGTGACCTCAGACGGATGAATACTAGTGCTTTAAACTTCATTTGAATTCACACTCCACCATAATTTCAGTCAGACAAGCAAGCATATTTATTTCCTGATCCGCCACAAATGCCATTTGATACTGATACTTAGCAAGAACAAGCACAGCAGCAGGAATACTATTCGGAACCAAGGAATCATAACAAGCATCGTAAATACGACGCAATAAGACAGCAGTATCATTGTCCAGGTTATTGACAACCCATTTACGTACTTCGGGAAAATCTTTTTCCTTAAGTTTCTTAACCAAGTCATTTACTTTTACATCACTAAAAGTTGCAAGAATACCTGAATCAATACTACCAGAAGAAGAATACCTTTGACACTCATTTAGAACACGTCTCCAATCAGGGAAATGTTTGTTAATGAGTTCTACCAGGACCTTGTTATCATATTTAACACCTTCTGTATCCAAGATTTGTTGGATACGTTTAAAGAAGAGGGCTGCGATGGCAGGTTTGTTTTTACCTCCAATTCCGAATTCGATAACCGTTGTGCGGGAATGAAGTGGTTCGAGAATTTTGTTTTTGAAGTTGCAGGTAAAGATGAATCTGCAGTTGCCACTAAACTCCTCAATAAACGCCCGTAGGAGGAGTTGTACATCATTGGTTGTGTTATCTGCCTCATCAATGATGATGACTTTGTGTTTTGCAGTTGAAGAAAGCGAGACGGTCGAAGCGAAATTCTTCGCAGTATTTCTGACGGTATCGAGGAATCGTCCTTCATCGGATCCATTGATGACATAAAAATCTACTCCTAGTTCATTGCAGAGTGCCTTTGCTACCGTAGTCTTTCCACACCCAGCAGGACCTGCAAGGAGCATATTTGGTATCTCACCTTTATCTAGGAAGTCTTGAAAAGTCTTCTTAATATTTGGTGGTAAAATACATTCTTCAATAGTCTTGGGTCTGTATTTTTCAACCCAGAGAAATTCATTACGCATCTTCTATTTTCACCAAGGTAAACGAACCATCATCATTAGGGTTCCATTCTAGCATATCACCCTCCATCCATCCAAGTTCTTCCATAAGTTCATCGGGGAAGGTTAGAATCCCATTTTCATCAACTGTTAAAGTAGTTTTCATTTTACCGGCAATTGGAAAAATTGTTAGAGGTCGATCAAATTCATTAGACACAATATCAGTTGCCTTCAATTGTTCTTTCATATATTCTGCACCGATTTTAGGCATAGCGATATCACCACAAGTAAAGATATCACACACTGCCATACCATTTTCAGGCCAAGTGTGAATACTAATATGACTCTCAGATATCATAGCAAATCCAGTTACACCTTGAGGTTCAAATTTATGGACATTTAAGTCCAGAAGATTTGCTTTGCATTCTTTAACTGTTTTATATAAGAGCATACGAATAAACTCCATATCATCTAGCAGTTCAAATGGACATCCTTTCAAAGTGAAAAGAATATGTTTCATCATTAGATCCAGTTAGGTTTACGATGTGGAAGACGAAGATAATTGTCTTTTACCCATGGTTTAGATGCAATATACATCTTATATTTGTCAAAGATGGATATTGAAGAATCTAACTTGAATTCATCAGGTCCAGCAAAAACAAACGGTGTTGTATCCTTTCCACTGCGACCTTGTGGATCTGCAGTAGGAAGTATCTCCTTTGCTGCTAGAAGCGTCTTCTGGCAGGTGTGGACCTTACCATAACGAGCAGTGTACTCATCACACATGGCAAGTCCATGAGCAAGCAACCATTGCCAGTTAGTCACAAACTCATTTGCCCAGATAGTACAGGGATGATTACGAAAAGCACCCTTCTCAGTAGCATAGGGAGTACCGTCTGCTCTAGGAAGAGTGCCGAAGTTATGTCCCCATTTGTCAGAGCATACAATAGCAAGCATCTGACAGGTCTCTAGAGGCATCTTAACGATGTGCTTATCAGGAAGGACTTGTGCTGACTTCCAAGGACTGGGAGAGGTCACAAAGATATTCATAATCTAATTAAAATTGGAGTTTAATATTACTCTAGTATTATGATTTGCAGGAACATGTCCAGTGTGGATATATGCTCCATCAAATATCAAAAGTCTATTTGCTTTTGGTTCAATCTCCTTTTGTACAGTTAACTTACTCTGATCAATGTTAGTATCGCCATCAAATTTTTCATTGTAAATGACTGTATTTCCATCAGAGTCATTTAAGTAAAAAATTGTGGCAATATGTGGATTAGGATTATCAATGTGAGGATCACATTTCCTACCACCAGGAGTATAAAATGTCATGTCTAATCTTGACCTAAGGACATTTTGACATCCAGTCATATTTTGCATCTGAAGAATTAGGTCAGTAAGAAGTCCTGCAGAATAGTTGTCACAAAAAATATTTGGTTGCTCAACTACCCAACAATTAAATCCATGCTTTCCAAGGCCCTTTGTTTCAAATACCCCTGCAGTAATATTGGGTTGATAATACCATGCCTGATTAAATCCTAAGCAAGCATGTTTAATCAAGTCAAAATATCCTTCAGGGACAAAATTATCAACTACATCAATCATACTGCTGCAGCAAATGTTGAATCTGGTTCAAGAGCAATGTAGTAAGTCAGGTCATGACTTGTACTAGTGAATCGTGAAAGAAGTTTTTGAGAAACAACTACGTCATAAGTTCCAGGAAGAACTTTAATATTCTCAACTTTAAAGTTAAAAGAAAACTCAGCATCAGTTTCTCCAACCACAATAGCAAAGTCATTGGAAGTGTCATTCTTCTTGTCGCGAACAACAAGTTTGACAACACCATTCTCACCAACTGCAGAAAGATCTGGAAGTTGATAAACTGCTGCTGCTTTAAGTAGTGAGTTTAATTGTTCTGTACTCAACTCAAAGCAAACATCTTCACTGGGAAGAGTAATCTCTTTATCAGGAGGAGTGACAATAACGTTAGGATCGGCAAAGAAATACTTAGATCTCATTTTACCTTCACGAATAACAACATATCCAGTATTACCAAAATCAAGTTCGGGGCTTTGATGAAGACTCATACCGTTAAGGAACTGATTGAGATCATAGACACCAAAGTCTCTCATAAACTCTTCACTAATAGTTGCTTCTGCAAGAATGTTCTTCATTACACTGATGGTACGAAGTTTGTTTCCTTTCTTGAAAAGAATAGATTGATTAATAGATGAGAAGTTCTTGAGAACTGAAATAGTTTTATCGGATAGTTTCATAATTGGGGGTTTCAGTTTCATCTCACTGAGGATAGGTTTCACGTTTTGCATTTTTATCATTAAAATGCATTAGAAGAACAGCATAGTGCAGAATCTTCATAATGTCACGACGGGCAGTACCCTTCTTATCATATCGTGACGCATACTTGAGGATGTTGCTGCGACAAAACGCCTCACCATCACCACAAGCTTCAATAAGATCAAGAGTTTGAATCTTATCATCACCAGCAGAATAATGCTGATCATATGTTCGGGTAATGTAATCTTTCAATTCTTTGATGATTACATCTTCACTATACCTTTGCCTACTATTAGAAGTTGAACTAGAATTAGGAACTTCTGTAGTATGAGAACCACTAAAGACAATAGTATCTGGAGATTCAGTGCCGGAAGCACTCACAGCACTGAATCCAGCATCTTCATAATAATCTTGATTGGACATATTTAATTCATCAAATAGAAAGGACCATGAGTTACTCATATTATATCAAAAGGGAACCTCTGTGTCAATTGGCATTACAAAGTCAGCATCAACCTTGTCGTAGAGTTCCAGGAATGCTTGCTTAGTTTCATCATCAAAACGATTTACACAAACCTGAATTGCCTTTGCCTTATCACTAAAGATGCTGTATGCACGAACAATATGAACTAGACGACGGGTGCTAATAATCTCTTCAATACCACCATCATAGAAAGTCTTACGGATGATGTCAGCCCAGTCACAGAGACGCTTACAGAAATCTGTATCACTACAGAGTGCCATAAGGATCTTCTGTTCTACTGCAGAGGCAGGATAGGACTGCTCGAAGGTTACAGGGAATCGTTCCAGGAATGCCTCGTTAAGCACGTTAGTTCCAATAAATCGCCCGTCCTCGGATCCTTTACCTTTAGTGTTTGCCGTTGCAAATATTTGGAATCCATCGGCAGGGGTGACAAACTTTCCGATCTTCTTGAGAAAAACTCCTTTACCTTCGAGAATAGACTGTAGGCAGAGGATTTTGTTTGAGGCAAGGTCGATTTCGTCAAGTAGCAGCACGGCACCACGTTGCAGTGCTTCAGTGACTGGGCCATTGTGCCAGACGGTTTCACCATTAACAAGACGGAAACCACCAATAAGATCGTCTTCATCTGTTTCGATTGTGATGTTTACACGGATAAGTTCTCGTTTTGTTTGAGCACAGGCCTGTTCAACAGAGAACGTCTTACCATTACCCGAAAGACCCGTAATGAACGTTGGATAGAACAGACCGGACTTAATAATTTTTTTAATATCAGCGAAGTTACCAAAGCTGACGAAGGTATCATCTTTTGCGGGAATAAGGTTTTGCTCAACAACAGGAATTGCAGTTGGTGCCTGATAGGTTTGCTCTAGTTTTTCTTGTACGGTCAAGTTCCACTTTCCACGACTAGTTTTGTAATCAGCAAGTTTATTGGTGACAGTTTGATAGTTCGCACCATTCATAGCACACCAGGCACGAATATCAGCAGCAGCAACAGACTCACCATACAATCCCTGAAGGGAAGTGCGAATAAACTCAGGTGAGAGGGACATGTGGTTTGTTTGAACTAAAGGTATTATACAGTGTTTTTCTGGTCTTTAATGTCTGTAGTAGACGGTTCATATATCGTCCTACCACCATGAGTTTTTCTGCAGGCACCTCTAGCCCATGCACTTGATAGTGATATCACTTCAGAACAAGGCCTTCCTCTTTTGCCGCAGTAAGGACAGACATCAAAAGACTCTATCATTAGATATTATGCAACGAGTGAAATAAATTCACCAAGAACTTTCTTATTTAGTTTCTTAGTCTTTAAAGACTTGAGGAAAGCAGATTTAATCTTTGCTTTAGTCGCACCATCATCGACTTCAAACTCAGAGTCTTGAGATAGTGCAGTTGCAGACAATCCAAAGTATGCATGATATCCAGATTTCTTAATACAGAAACTCTTATTCTTTCTCCAATCAAACATAATTTTATCATAATCCTTAGTTCCATAATCATAATAAAGTTTGATAAAATCGTTTGCTCCACGACTTTCTAGAACACGCATACCAATAAAGTTTACTGATGGAAACTTATCGCGCATGTTTGTCAATAAAGTTTGAGTGAAAGTGTGCCACCCATAGTCAAACTTATATGTGTTTCCGGTTTTACGATCACGGAGAAATCCATGCCCAGGATGAATTCTGCGTTGACCCATGTATTGATTATTAGGTCTGATGATCTCAACATTGTACCCAATGTCGTTTGCTTCACCATCAGTCAGAATTACACACTGAACCTTTTGTAGGTTATTCTCTTTCTGAAACTTAGGCAAGACTTCATGAAGAGAAACAAGAGCTTCATTTAAGGGGGTTCCAGAAAGACACAATCGGGGAGAGATTTCAAAAGTTGCCTGATAGTAACTATTATGATAAGTAGCAATACGCCAGATGTTCTTTATCTGGTTCTCCATTTCTTTACCATTCACTTTACTAGTAAGAATATTCATCAAAGAAAATTGATCATTAATTGCCAATGCATATTCTTTATTATCAGTGCGGTTTCCAATTTTTGCAGGTTTGATTAAATCACCATTTTGGAGATCAAATGTTGGACGTTCCCATTCATTAGTGAATGCATAGACATCAAACGGGATACCAACTTTCTTACAGAACCAAACAAGATTAAAGAGTTGCTTGCATGTATCCAGCAGAACACGACTCATAGAGCCCGACCAGTCAAGAATAAAGATTAGTCCATGATTTTTACCGTCAGCAAGAGTTGTGACTTTCCTGAATAGATCTTCATTGTATTTGTAGGTATGCAGTTTAGTTGTATCTAAAACACCGGTGCGTGATGTAGTGGCGCGGGCATAGGAGTCTGCTGCTTTCTTACACTCAAACTCTTTTACCAGATAGTTAACTTCTTTCTGTGCAGAACGTTTAAATTTAATAAACTCAGTATCAACCTCTTCAAAGATATTCAATTCCTGAAACTTACTTTGCTGATGATTAAAGTAACGATTAATCTCACAGTGGACTTCATCGTTTTGAGCAATTACTACATCAAGATTGACCTTAGGAATCTCAACATAAACATTATCAATTGCACCACTATCCACAAGAGATTCAATCTTTTCCTGTAATGAATCAGCAGTCATAACTTCAAGTTCATCATCATAATCACCTGAAGATGATGGTTGTTGATTAGTCATTTCAACATCGTCAGAATCACCAGAACCCTCAGACTCAGTAGGTTCTGTATCAGACAATTCATTTGCTGGTTGATCAGATTCACCACCAACCTCTGGTGGCATTTCCATATCATCTACCTTCTCTTCTTTCTCATTCTTGCAGAACAAATATAGTTCTTCTGCTGCTTGCAATACTTCATCAAAAGTTTCGCAATCTTCGATCATACGAATGATTACCATTTCTTTTTCACTGAAAGTAATGTCTAAAAAATTACCGACCTTAAAGTAAAGATTTGCACGATCAGCAACATTGAGATCAGCAACATTGCTATCAGATATAGAGAAAAAGTCTTCTGCTTGTAATTCCTTGTATCCACGGTAGAAAGTTTTTGCTAGTCCTGCGTATTTGCGTTTCATCATCTTTTCAATTCTGGCATCTTCCACCACATTTACAAATTGTGGAGGAACTGCAACTTTCTCTAACCAATTCTCATCCGGTGTAAACAATGCATGTCCCACCTCATGACCCACCAGAAGGTCGTATACTGTGTCACTTGCCTTATCCCACATAGGAAGAGTCAGGACACGGGTGTGGACATTGAAGCAGGCAGTCTGAGTCTGTTTGTGCTCAACCACTAGATCCTCAGTGGCAAGAAGTTTGGCAAGTTGAGATTTGATTTCCTGTTTGACTGCCATGCGATTTCTCTTGTATGACCCTATAATACCAAACCCCCACCTTACGGCAGGGGTATTAAGTGACAGTTCTCCAATTGGTTGGTCTCGGTCAGGTTAGAATTGCTCTGCAAATACGTTTACATGTTGATTGGTCATCACTACAATCGATTAAACATTCGTAGTAATCGTTGATTTGATCGCTCTCCTCCATTGTAGTGTCTAGGGTTTGACTAAGCTTGTTAAGACTCTTAGTCCAGTCTGCTAATTGATTAAATGATACTAGATTGTGCATGATAACCTCCACGCTATATGAACATAAAATAAAGACTTTAGTTACATACTCTCCTTAATTCTGTTATTATTTAGTGTTGGTATGCTAACTTAATGAAGTATTAGTTACAATTAACATTTTCTAAGTGTAACGCAATTATTCTTTACAATCCAGATGCCATATGAGAAAAACCTTTTACTTTCTCAAATCTTATAACATTTTCAAACTTATCATGTAAGTCTGCTTTGTGAGATATCACAAAAATATTAGCATCTTTGATAACGAAGCGGATAATTTTCATAAACTCATCCGTACCAAAGCCATCCAATGAACTATCAAATACCTCATCCATAATCAACAGATTAGTATTGACAGAGTTCTTCATCCTTGCAACCTCTCTCCAGGTGAACAAGAGTGCTAGATCAATTCTCATCTTCTCTCCTTCACTGAAAGAAGCATAGGAAAAATCCTCATGAATTGGAGACTTAACGGTTTCGTTAAATTCTTCATCAAGCGTAAAGTTGATATAAAAATCCATCATCTGAAGATAACGATTCACCTGCTGATTAATCAGAGGAAGATACTTCTTAATGATTTTAGATTTGACTCCACCGTCTCTTAGTAAACTATATGAAAAATCATAGTAGTTTATCGTACCCTTACGTTGAGAGAGTTCGTCGTATGTTGTTTTTAAATTATCTTTAAAAGATTCTAACTTCTCATCTTCAATATTTCTATTTGCAAGTTGGTCGGTAACTTTTTGAATTTCCGATTCCAAATCTCTGACTTGTCTTTGACATCCAGAGATTTTAGTATTGTTTTTAGAAATGCCATGTGTTAGAGAAGTAATCTCCTTGCTTAAATGTAAAAATTGACGCTCTCGCTCTTCTTCCCTATTAATTGCCTGCTCCAGTTCTTTATAACCAGATTGCAACTCTTTAGATTTATTTTGAGCGTCGGTAATTTTATTTATTCTGAAGGTCTCTTCAATGTCCTGCTCACAAGTAGGGCATACCGTATTCTCTGTAAAAAATTTATGTTCCTTAGTAATTCTTGATACTTTATTAGAAATCTTACCCTTTAAGTTTCCAAGTTTTTTAAGAGTATCTGAAGCACCAATGTGAACAGACATTACTTTTTCCAGATCATCAATCTCTTCAGTGATATGAATATTGTCATTCATCAGATCATTCTCTTCATTGAGAAGTTTTTGGATATGAACTTCTTTATCTTTAATATCCTGCTTTCCCCGATTTTCAAGTTCCCCAATAAAAGTTTCTTGCATCTCAACCTTATCCATCAGAGACTCTTTCTTTAAGGTCAATACTTTTACATTATCTTTTTGCTCACGCAATTTCTCCTTAAGAAGACCATTCATTGTAGAGAAAATTTTAATATCAAGAAGATCCTCAATTACTTCTCTACGGTTGTTAGTAGACAGTTGCATGAAAGGAACAAAAGCACTACTACCCAAAATGACAATCTGAGTGAATGATTTATAATTCATTTTGATGACATTTTGTTCCAACCACTTTTGTTGATCTACGGCTGAGGCAAACTGATCCATCAGACAATTATTTTTCCAAATCTCAAATATGTTTGGTTTTATTCCACGAACAATTTTCCAATCTGTATTATTAATAGAAAAACAAACTTCTACATTACAATCTTTTTCATTTGTAGAGTTTATTAATTGAGGTTTGTTGATTTTACGAAAAGGTTTTCCGAACAAAGAAAAGGTCAAAGCGTCAAGAACTGTGGACTTACCCGCACCGTTCGTTCCAATAATTAAATTTGTATGGTGCTTGGTAAAATCAACTTCAGTATATTGATTGCCCGTAGAAAGAAAATTTTTCCAACGAACTGTCTCAAATAAAATCATGTTCTTCTTTAGGTGGAATTACAACGTCGTGTTTTGTGATAATGGTGTACTTGTAATCATGAATATCACAAGTTTTTATCATAATTTCATCTTCAACTTCAATAATGTGCATTTCAGGTGCTCCATCATCTTCTAACATCATAGCATATCTTATGGCATCATCCTCATCCTCAAAGAGATATAAGATATCATCTCCCTCATCATCTGATACGGAGTATGCACCTTCGGTTTCTTTTCCATAGATGGTTAAGATGTACATTAGATCAACTCACAGGCTTCCTGATAAACTTCTTGCATAATTTTTTTAACTACTGATTTATCAAGAGGAACTTCTGCTTCTTCAATATATCGGTTCAAGATAGAAATGGTATCTTCAGATTCTAGAGGATCAAATTCATCATCACCATACCATCCAGCAAAATCAAAATTTTCAGTGACCTTTAATTCCGCGATCCCTACAGTATAAAGTTTATCAATAAATTTTTCAAACTTTTTAATATCAGTTTTTTTCCTAACAATAACCTTTACAATCTTGTTCTCATATTCACGAGCATCAAATGTTTGATGATCAGTATCTTCGTAATAGATGTTATAGAATAACCTATATGGATTATCTACGTGAAAATGCTCAAGAGTTTCTGTATCAAAGATTGTGAATCCTCTCCGATCACCAACATCTGTCCAGAACATTTCGTATGGGTTTCCCAAGTAATAGACCCGTCCATTATCCGATCTAGTGTGATAGTGACCGCTGTAGACCTTGGAGAACTTTGAATATAACTCACTCTCATGACCATGGTCCATGACGATTTGTTTATTAACTCTAAATCCGTTGAGCTCAAGGTGCCCCATCGCACACTTGCAACTTGTCTTTTTAATAAGTTGATGAGTAGTTTTTTCATTTTCCTGATTAATCCATGGAATAAACAGTGTCTTCAGTCCACTCAGATTGACTTCTGTTGCTTCTGAATATACAGTTACATTTTCATACTCACGAAGAAGAAGATCAACTGCATTGATATTATTTGTGTTTTTATAATATGCCGTGTGATTACCTACGATAGTATGAACTGTGACACCCATGTCACTTAGTTTATCGTAGTAATTATTCTTTGCCCATGATAGTGCAGAAAAATCAATACCCTTTCTACTATCAAAGGTGTCACCCATATCTATAATTGTAGTAATTCCATGCTCTTTCAAATAAGGAAAGAACACGTCATTATAAAACTTCAGGAAATAGTCGTGAAATAACTTAGAGTTTTTACGAGCTCCAAAATGTTGATCAGTGATAATTGCAACTTTCATCATTTACGAAGTTTGGAATGCACTGCATCTTTGATGCTATTGTACTCGGAGTAATTCGATCCGTCAAGGGTGTTGTTGTCATCAAACACTTCGCTGTAACCTGACCGTTCGATAATCTTGTTCTTAATTTCTAACTGTCTTTTTTCTCGCTGAATACGACGCAGAAAAGCGTAATGAATAATCTGAGTGAAATACGCAAAGGGATTCTGGGATTTCTCTGGGTTAAAGTTATGTATATACTGAACGCAGTTCTCAATTCCGTCAGAGATCATGTCTTCTTTGAACATGTAGTTGACGAAGTTTGGTTTAAATGATAGATGGTTTGCAATCTTCAAGAAACACTCACCAATATATCTTGGAATTGGTGGTTTTGTATCCCAATGCTGGGCTCTATCTTGTTTCGTAGGTTCTCTACCGTGCTTTACTAAGAAAGTTCTTTCAACTTCACTGCGGTAACTAACAAGAGCAGCAAGCAATTCCTTATTATTCACATAATGCTCAGATCTTTTTCTTCTGGTCATACCTGGTCTTATCATAAGTTTATCTCATATTATGTATAGATTATATCATCTTAATGAGCACTTGACAAGGTGTCTAATATTGTGTACAATTACCTTTGTGAGGGTTGATAGGGATTGTATTAGCTACTCTTAAATATCTTCTCTAGAATTTCTTTAACGTCTCTTGTGTTTCCTAGATATCCCATTCTTCTATTAAGTTTGGAGTTATTCTCTGTATTACCACCACCCTTTTGTGATTGACGTACATAATTTTGATACATCATAATCATTTCAATATCAGATGATTCAGACATCGTAAGAATATTATCTATATTAATAATAAACATATCTTCAGTAGTAGTCTTTAGCCAGGGTTCTACACGATATCCCTTTGTTCCTGATTTACCTTTAACTTCAGATACAACGATTGGGTTAGATACCAATAACATTGTTCTATCATCTTCATCAGATGCAGCAACCTTAGCAAAGATTTCTTCACCTGATTTTAATTTAAGTGTACAGTAAAAATCGTCTTCAATCATACTTTTAGTTGAATAGTGATTATCTCATAGTTAAAATTTTCTTCATTATACGTCTTGATTCTTTCTATGAAATGATTAAGTGTGTAATTACGTCTTGACTTAGTGGAGCAATCATCGGAGATATCATACAAAGTTGCCTTTACTTTGTCTTTTCCTTTTCTAAGAACTCGTCCAATACTTTGAAGATTACGGACTCTTGATTTACTTGGAGAGGCAAAGATAACATTATGGAGTTTTTTAATATTGATACCTGTACTAAAAGTTCCATAAGAAGCAACAATGATAGCGTTGTTTTCTTGTTCGGTTATTTCTCGTACTTGTTCTCTTTCTTCTGCATCTACTCCACCATGTACAAAAAATACCTTACGGTCATCACCCTTGTTTTTATTTATCTCATCGTAGAGTATGGCACCATGTGCTTCAACTCTTGCAAAAAGGATAAGAGTATTTCCCTTAAGATCTAAAGCAAGATTTTTAATGAATCTATTGCGCTGTTCGTGACTGATTAAATATTGTATCTCATCCTCATATACTTCAAAGTTTTGAGGTGGGTGTTTAAGTACAAGACATTGAATATCAAGTTGTGAAAGATGTCCCTGTCTCATTAATTCGTCAGTTCTTGTTACTTTATATGATGGTCCAAACAATCCCTCTAGCACCCACTTGTGCGTCTGTGTGCCGTCTAAAGTACCGGTAAATCCAAAACGATACTTTGCATGATGAAGCTTTGTCATAATCTGAATTAAAGATTTAGACTTGAATAAATGTGCTTCATCGCCTATAATGACACCATACTCCTCAAAGAAAGATCTATCTAATTTATAGACAGATTGCCACGTTGTAATCGTTACTGGAGCTTCATTACTTTTCTCTCTACCCGAATAGATACGGTGGCAATATGAATCAGCATCCCAACCATAATCAAGAAAATCTTTATACATCTGTTCTACAAGAGATGTCGTTGGAACAACTAAGAGAATTTTTTCCCCTCTCTCAACGTAATATCTTACGAGAGAATAAATCATCAACGATTTGCCAGAAGCAGTGGGAGATATCAATAGTTTTCTATTATGCTTTAGGGCACCGTATACTCCCTCAACTTGATACTTCCTGGGAGTATGAGCACAAATGGAATGCATGTAATCCTTGACACCTTCTAACGATATACCGTCGTTCTCTTCATATGGGGTGCCATAAAACTTATTATCTTCAAACCTATAGGTGTATCCGTAGTTTTTACAGAAGGATACTATCTTATCTAACAAACCAACATAGATCTGTTTTGATCTCATATCATATAAATGAATCTCTCCGTTCCAGTTTCTACCACGATATTGTGGCATAAACTTTGCATTTGGAACCTCAAACTTAAAGTGGTCTCTAAGTTCATATTCTATATGAGGTTCTGTATTAATCTTTAAAAATACTTCGT